ATGGTATTGTGGAGTAATTCAATATAATGACAAGGCTATGTTTCGTTGCCTTAAAACGAAGCTAATTATTAACTGAAATATTATGATCAATGAAAATATAGCCAATGTTATGAATATAGACTCATACAATGATATTGTTGAGTTAATGAGTAAGCACGGGTTTAAACAGTATAAAGATGGTAGTATATCAAGACCTAGTACAGGTTGCTCATTCTCTTTTGAATGCTTGAATAGGTATGCTTCATTAATGGACTTTCAATTAGATTGGTCTTATTCATAACGGTTAGTATAAGGCGCGTTTTAATGCACTTTATATGTTGTTAGCTACTGTAATCGGATTAATAAACTAAAATTTAAAATATGACACCAAAAGAAAAAGCAGAGGAATTGTATAACATATTTGATATTATAATATACTCTGACCAAGACGAACACGACCAATGTAAAGGATGTGCTATAAGATGTGCAGAACAAGTTATAAATACATACGATTTGGAAGGGTATGACGAAGAAGATAGCAAGATGGAATATTGGCAACAAGTAAAGCAAGAGATTAGCTTATTGTAGCTAATGACAAAAATAGAGGAAGTAAAATTATGAGAGATAAATTAGAGGAATTGATACAAGAGGAATGGGTTGGTAAAAACTGTAAGGATGAATTGATTGAAATTTTATTGCCTTTATTTCCTGTTATCAAATGGGTGGCGATTACAGAGAGAACTCCACCAAGACCCGATGAAGATTATAAGGTATGTGTAAGGAATAAAAATAAAGAGGGAGGAATACCAATCCAAGATATTCAGCAATTCACAAGTGACGGGGTGTTTGTTGGTGGTAATCCAGATGTTTGGGAACAGGTTGTTTATTGGGCTGAAATTGATAAGCCACCTTTTTGATAACGTACTTGTATAAGGTGCGTTTTAATGCACTTTATACGTTGTTAGCATTAGTACGGATTTAGAATTATAAACTTAAAAATAAAATTATGAGAATATTAGTAGCTTGTGAAGAAAGCCAGGCAGTAACAAAAGAATTAAGAAAGTTAGGACACCAAGCCTATAGTTGTGACATATTAGACCAAAGCGGAGGACACCCCGAATGGCACATTAAAGGAGATGCAGTAAAAGAAGCGTATAGTGGTAAGTATGATATGATGATTTGCTTTACACCTTGCACACATTTAGCAGTAAGTGGAGCGAGACACTTTAAAGAAAAAATTGCGGATGGTAGACAGCAACAGGGTATTGATTTATTTATGAGCTTTGTAAATGCACCGATTGAAAAAATAGCGATTGAAAACCCTATTGGAATTATGAGTACAAGATACAGAAAGCCAAACCAAATAATACAGCCATGGCAGTTTGGAGATAAAGCACAAAAAAGCACTTGCTTGTGGTTGAAAAACTTACCAGAATTAACACCTACCGACATAGTGGAAAAAGGAGAGTTTTTTGAATTTACAAGTAAAAAAGGAGTAAAAAAGAAAATGGCAATGTGGTACTATAAGGCTTTGCAAGATGCTAAAACACCAGCAGAAAGAAGCACTTTAAGAAGTAAAACATTTGGAGGTATTGCAAAAGCTATGGCAGAGCAGTGGACTTAGTATTAATGCTAACGGTTAGTATATGAGCCGTTTTTTCTATGGCTTATATACATTGTTAGCCACAGTACTATTAACAAACTAAAATAAATAGATTATGAAATACATGGGGAGTAAAAACACAATAGGAAAACAAATTTTACCTATAATGTTAGAAAACAGAAACAGCAGGACTTGGGTAGAGCCATTTGTTGGCGGTGCAAATATGATTGATAAAGTAGATGGTAAAAGAATTGGCGCTGACTATAATAAACAATTAATTAGAATGTGGAGTGCTTTACAAGAAGGTTGGAATATGCCTGAGTTTGTAAGCGAAGAAGAGTATAAAGATTTAAGAATTAACCAAAACGAAAGACCTGCAGAGCTTGTTTCTTTTGTTGGATTTAATACAAGTTTTGGAGGTAAATGGTTTGGCGGTTATGCAAGAGGTAAAAACAGTAAGGGAGAACCAAGAAACTACACTGCAGAAGGTAAAAGAAATATATTAAAACAATTACCAAAGATACAAGATGTTAAATTCATACATAGCAGTTATCAAGATTTAGAAATACCTGATAATAGTTTGATTTATTGCGACCCACCTTATGAAGGGACTACTGGGTATAAAGATAAGTTTAGCCATTTAGAATTTTGGGAATGGTGCAGACAAAAAACAAAAGAAGGGCATTTAGTTTACGTAAGTGAATACAATGCACCTGCAGACTTTAAATGTGTTTGGAGTAAAACAATTAACTGTGATTTAGCAAAGACAAATAAAGATAGAACAGAGAAGCTATTTGTGTATTGTGGCTAATGATAAATATAAAACTTGAAGCGATGGAAAAGAAAATAAAAGAATTATTATATGATACTGACTTAAAGACTGATGAGATTGAATCCCTCACAAAAGAGCTTTTGGGTTTATATAATGTTAGCAAACGTAATATTGCTATCGGTGATTATGTGTGGTACAATGAGCGAATAAACAAAGTGACAAATGTAAGGTTTAACGACCATTTTTGGATAAACAAAGAAATTCAATTATTTGATATTGAAGCGAGGTTAACAACGGATGTAAGTACAAAGAATTTGCGTTATGTTTGCTAACACATCGCTAGACGTAACAAAAGATACCAAATATGCATTTAAATCAATTAAAGATAGTGTATTATGGTATCTTTTGTTTGTCTATTTACTTCTTTTAAATATTCTTGATTTTGCTTATACGTTCAATACGCTATCACTTAATAAAATCCTTCATCTTACTACCTGCGCTACTTCCTCTGTGAAATTGCACTATAGCTGAAAACTGACCAGTAACTGCTGCGTATATACCCAATACTCCAGTAAAATCAACATTTACATTATCAACTAATTTGAAATACTTAGCAACTATAAAAATAGTCATTGCTCCCCAAATAATGCCTATGAATAAATCTAAAATAAAAGGAACGTTCTTTGCCATCCAACTGGAAAATTGAGATTTTTGTATCTCAGTATTATTAGACCTAGCATTACTTAAATCTTCACGGTCTAATTGAAGTAATGAAATCGCTTCTTGTTTATTCTGATCACTAATCTCTGTAGAGGTAGTAATCATATCACTTATAGTATTTAGTGCCTTAAATCCCGTAGCATTACCTACAGCAGTCAGTATTGGGTCGCCAATGTCTCCAAGGTCTTTTAGGAATGTCCCTATTCTTGTTTTACCGTTATCGTCTTTAAATTTTCCCATAATTTTATTTGATTAATTGATATTGCTCTCCAAATACCCTGCTTAATATATCTCCCCCAGAGTATGGTTTCTCTAAGAAATCAGTAACCCCTGTTTTCTTCTTGAAATCAGATATCATCGAACTTGTTATGTATGCTGATAGAACTGTGCTTTTTATGTTTGGGAATAAATATTTTATCTCTTTTAGTATTTCATCACCATTATGATTAGGCATTCTGTAATCGCAAAAAATGTGATCTATTTTATTACTATTTACTACGTTTATAGCCTCATTTTTGTTAGACGCTATAAATATGTTGGCGTCTCTTCTGAACTGTCCTTTAAAGGCTGATAGGTTTTCTTTCTGGTCATCTATCATTAATATATTTAAACGATAAGATAATACATCCTTAAATATTTTTATATATTCCCTATTTTCTTTGTTCATTTATTATGATGTCTTTTAATGAAGTCATAATCTCCTTAATTTCCCTATCAAGAATATTCCTTTCCCTAGTCAATTCATTACTTTCCGCTATAACTGTAATCGCTCCCTTAAGTGTATTTGAGAAATCTTTTTGATCCTCTCTATTTATACTTACCTGTTTAAGTAGTTGATGCCATAGTATCCCAATTCCCCCCAGAAGTGCAGCAAAAATTGTCTCTATTTTGTAATCTTCCATAATTATAAACCCATAGCTAGTGTGTTTAATTAATTTGAAAGTGAGCGCCATCTTTTCCCCATAATTCTTGTCCCCATTGCAATTCCACACAATACAAGTCCATTGCCACTTTCTGTAAATGCTTTGCTATAGGCTCTAAATACTTTAAATCCCAGCTTGCCTTACCATCTACATAAGCGAATAAATCAAAAGCTTTTCCAGTTTTATGGTAACTGTTTAAAGTCCACGTTACAGGACTTCTATGTAACTCAGTAGTTCTACCTATAGCATACATTTTTATTTGATCTTCTTCTGTTCTTAAGCCCCCAAATTTTGGGATGCCAAAGTCGTAAGGACTTGTCTTTATGCCGTCTAATAATATATCAATTAGAACGGGTTCAATACCCTCCAATCTGTTAAGGCTTATTTTACTTAAGTTCATAATTAATAAAATCCACTATTATCTCTGGCTAAATCTAATAATATAACCTCTGAAGCAGGTAGTGTTGTGTTATTAGCCACTGTAGACAGTCCGCTTGTTTGATCAGAGAATGCCCCGTCAGAAACATTATACTCTATAAATGCATTATATCTTGGCTCAAGTCCTGTCGCTCTACCTAACCTAACAGCTGTTGAAAATCCTATTATAGTATTATGCCTAACAATCACCCCGTTTAATTCAGTGTTTTTAGTTACATCTGTAGGATATGCAAAGATTGCATATGTAGCATTAGAGTTTCCAATGAGAGTGTTATTCTCTACAACCATACCGGGTGTCACTTCTAGTGAAATGTTAGAATCAGAATCCTTTCTCTGTGTAATAATGTTGTTTTTAATATTGACTCCAATATAAGATGACCGCCCTTTTGTTCCGGCTCCTACATTCGTGTTTTGTCTGAATCCGTTACTATATCCAGACACTGTGTTGCCTGATATGTTAAAGTTACGTCCTCCGTAGAAATAATCAGTATTAGTTGAACCGTCTGATTTCAAGTATGTCGTTGCCGCTAAGTCTAACATCATCCAGTTAGTCAGGTCTATGCTTTGAGACACAGCTTGATTCACAAAAGTGTTATCTTTTAACGATACACCCACACATAAGTTAAACGCAATATGATTAGCATAATCAAGATTACTTATGGGAATAGATGTAGCCAAAGGGACATAACCATCTTCGTTTATGAAGTTATTATCGCTCACTAATAAGTTAGAACAGCTTTCGAATAAACATCTACCATTTAAGAATGTATTACCTTTTATTATTATATCATCAAATCCGCCACCTTTAGGTAACGTAAAGAGAGTTAATGTAGTAAAGTGTATATAATCGTAGTTTTCAAAGTAGTTGTCTGTTATTTTATACCCTTTCAATATACCTGATTCTGCAACAAGACCTTTACATACTCCTGATATATTAGTTGCCATATTGTTACTAACAGTTGCAACTGAATCATTCTCAGTAGGACCATTGCTCATGATACCAAAAAAGGATCCTCCGCATGTCTCAACTGAGTTATTAGTTATGAATACATTCTTTGATCTCGCTGAATATGTAAAAGCTGCTTCATTGTGACCTGAGATACTAAGAGGTGTCTTACATACATCAACTAAGTTATTATTATCTATTTTGTTAAACCCTTCGTTACCTGGCTCAGACTCCTTACTTATGTGTGTAAATGAACCATTCAGATTACTAGCACTATTCCCGTGAATAAGGCAGTGATCATCTAAGAATAAGTTCTCGTTAGGGATGTCTTTAAAGTGGCAGTTGTATACAACAGTGTTGCTCCCTAAGTTATCTATACTGCTGTTGTGGTTCCACCCTAAGTACTCAGTATTGTTTGACTTATTACCATCAATATTTAATCCCGAAATGTTAATCTGCTTATTAAATGCACCTATGAATGTAAGGAGAGGGTAAACCTTTAATACCTTTGTTCCTGTTGGATAGCTTGTTGATAAATTACCATTTGTAGGCAGATTGAATGCTCCATCAACCGTTATTGTATTACCTGATATCCCTGTAATCATTTGTCTTATAGCCGATTCCTCTTGATAAGCTGTTCCAAGGTTAGGACTTGTTACATCCAATAAGATAATATCTTCTCCTATGTTAAAGAGAGAGGCATTTGCTACATTAAAAGTAGTGTCAGATGTCCCAACGACAGTCGTGGTTGTTGTCACTTTAGCCTCTTGTCGCTTAAATGTTGCTCCTTTACCAATAAATGTTTGACGACTTAATCCTACTAACCTGCTTGTTAATAAGTAAGTAGCTGTTGATTTAAAATCTATAACTCCTCCTTCGCCAGCTGCCGTAATTGCACTTTGTACTGCAACTGTATCATCTGTAACACCATCGCCTATAGCTCCGTACTGTTCTGGGGTTATAGCCTCAGAAGCTACTTCACGAAACTCTAAAGCATCCTCTGCGTTATTAACAAATACCGTCTTACCTGCTTGATCTGTATAAGTACTAGGTGTATCACTTAACTCTATAAAACTTTTAACTGCCATAACCTTACATCCCAAATCTACCGTTACTGCCATTAGTTTTTAACTTTAAATTTTCCTTCAAACAACGTTCCTATTATTGCGCTATCTGTTTTATTTATTAATTTTAGCTGATAATAGTAATCAGACACTTTAAGCGATAAATCTGGCTTATTAAAAGTAATAACATTCCCATTAAAAATCATTTCACCAGTAGAGGTGCTTATAGTAGATAACACTTCAGAGGTAGGGGTGTATTTAATAATTAAATTACCATCATAAAGGTCTAAATCCATACCCTCTTCACACGCCTCAGATAACCACACGATTATTTCATTATTAAGAAATGTAAATGTGTCGTTCTGAACCCAATTCATATCTAGATTAGATGGTATAACGTCATTAAAAACTTCCATTACCTATAGTATTTATCTTTGTTGTACTTATCATATCTATCGTATTTATTCCTGCTATTAGATATTGCAGTTATATTAAACCCTGCCTTTTGTGTCTTGCAACAATCTTTAAATAAGGGATATATATCTGTATTACATTCTAAGAAATCAGATAAAGCATTTTGATAGTAAGCCCTCTTCTCTTTATTCTCGGAAATCATATCCTTTAACTCCTCTCTACTAATTTGCTCTGTATTAGTGCCTACTAATTTTACTATCCCAGTGTCTGTAGATCTTTTACCTGCCGTGCTAAGATAGTTGACATAACTAGCGAACACCAAAAAAGGCTTTACATAATCATCAAATAGTAATTTATTATCTACAGTTAATGAATCTGCTAGAAATTCGCTATAAACCTCTTCATATAAATTAGAACACATAGTACCCTTAAGGACTCTTACTTGAGCGTCCAATATATGTGGGTTAAGCTGCTCTTGCTCTATCTGTTTAGACAAGTCTACCCAATAAACAAAATCGTCTTTACTTATTAATAACTGCCTCATCTTTATCTTCTATTACTTCTTCAATAATTTCCTCTTTACCAAATTCTAACAAATCAAATTTAAAAGGATCTATCTTAACAGGATCAACTACATCAGCCCATATACTATTAGCAAATATCATATCGTAGGCTCTCTCTAATTTATTTTGACGCTTCTTTATTTTACCGTGCTGTAATGCAACAGCATTTAATATCTCTTGCGAAGCACCTAATTTACCACTAACCTGCACATTAGCCAATAAAGGAACTGTATTACAGGCTATAATAATATTATCTACAGCTAAGTTTTGTAAGGTAATAAACAAGGCATCATTTGCGTTTGTTGGGAACGCTTCAATTTCAGGGAACTCTCCTTTAGTGTCAGACCAAGTAACAAGAGTCACACCCCCTTTACTGCTGCCAGACATCTTATCCTCCATTACTTCATTAAAGGCTTCACCTACTGTCTTTGTGGTATACTCTTCACCATCCTTATTTAAAGCTGTACTAAATGCCTCATTAGGATCTCCCACCATTTTTATTAGACCACCTAAAAAGAAGTTATTATCTAAATTTGAATTATGGAACTCACCGACCTTTCTCTCTACATCAAACCATCTAAATCCACTCCAGTAAAAAGGTATTGGATAGAATTTATTTTGAGGTCTATTCTCTTTAACAAATAAAACCTGCCCTTTATACGACTTAACCTCCTCACTACCTTCTTCTAACTCATCATTAAAATCGTTAATCTCTTTAATCTCAAATAGGGCTGAATTAGGATTATATACAGGGAAAATAGTGGTTTCACTCTCCTTATAATCACCAGTTCCAAAGTAAGGATTGTAATAAATATGGTGAACTTTACTAGTTTCGGGGTTTGGTATTGATAACCTACAGGAATCGTAGGGTAATTTGCTTATATAATTTATTTCACCTAGAGGATTATACCTAACGTTTATATAAAAACCTTCAAAATAACCTTCATCTTGGCTAACTCCATTGTGTACATCTGTAAAAGTATCTTTATCGTTTACCTTTAATGTATTAAGAGACTCTTGGTTAAATCCGTCCCCCTCTATAAATGAAATTATTGTTTCTAGACAACTAGAAGCAGTGTGAGACCCATCAACAGTATCAAGAACGAAGTTAGGAAAACTATCTTTAGCCCCAAACTCAATATATCCTAACGAATCATTAATAGAAACCCTAGTGTTAACCCCATCAGAAGGATCATAGTTGTATAATTTACTTTCTTCAACCTTTTCTGATTTCTGAAAAACCTGCATTCCTTTAATCATATTATAAATATAGTGTTTTTTTTGTATATTTGTATAAACGGTTAGACAAATATACAATGAGAAACGCAAAAGAATTTATCGATAAGGTAACTAAGAAGATGCAATACAGCCCATCTGAATACACAGTTATAGATGACAGTAATGTCTACGAAGAGTTAAAAGAAGACATTATTAATGCTTTAGATATTGGGATGGTATTTATTGAGGGTACTTGTATCCCTGACAGCCCAGCTAATCAATTAGCAAAAGAATACAACTCCATCACTTGGGATAATGGCAATGGCATTAGTATCATAGTCTCATCTAATCATAATTTAACTGAAGGGGTTAATATCCAACCACTAGGTGTAATTAATACTTTCTTAAATGAATTAATTAAATTAAAGGTGGAGCCTATTTTATTGCAAGATACTATTAATGAGGAGGATGAAGAGACTAAAGAACATATCTCACTAAAAGATTATTACAGATTAAACCTACCAGAGAATAGGATAGGGAGGAAATCATATAAGACACTAATAAAAGAATTGGAAGAAGCTGGGTTTGGAGTATAAGTTTCACTATACTTGTATTGAACAACTACTAAGTGCTTGTTTACTTCTGAAAGAAATTATAACCCGATGTCTACCAACGTCGGGTTTTTTTTGGTCTATACTTTTTTACATACAATATTTTTATTAGTAATCAAAATTTATTAGTATCTTTATAATATGGCTGTATACGAGATAATAAACAATCCAAATTCTTTTATAATAAAGAAGGGTGACAACACTAGTCCTTTCTCAAGGAATGATTTAAGCGTCACTTTTAGTGATGATAATAACCAGATTTTAAAAATCTATGATAAATCAGTAAATAAGTATTTATTACACGAAATAAACCTTTTAAATGATACCGTAGACGTAGACGGAGTTACGTCTTTTGCAGACGCTCAAGCTTTGTATGACTCAATAGAGGCTATTTTTTTTTTCAATAAATTCAATTTAGATAACTTAATAATAGTAAACCAATTTAACGTAGAAACAACTTTAGGAGGGGTTATTGATTCTACAAAGGAGTACTTTATAGATGGTGTAATAGATCTTGGTCTTATACAAATAGTAGTACCTGATACAGGTATGACGTTGAGAGGGTACAGTTTTGATTTAAGTGGACTTACTTCTAGTGAGGATAATTATACTATGTTTATTAGTGAATCTATAGCTATAGGATCTGGTAACATATTGGGGTTTGATTACTTTGTAAGCGTTACAGGAATATCATCTAAAGTGTATGAGATTTATGACGCAAACGGGTTTAATGCTTTTGAGTTCAGTAGGGTTAATTATATTGATTGTACATCATTAGGTGACATATACGACTATAGACAAGGACTAGAATTTGGTACTGGTAGATTTGGGGGAAGTCCTTCTATTACTTTGCATGGGTTGTGGCGTGGAGGGTATCGTGTCACCACGTCAATAGTTAGAAGTATGAGCGACTCAACAATAGAACCACTATTCAAGGCAGGAACTTTGTTCCAAATGGATAGTAGATTTTTAACCGACATAAACGTAGATTTAGGTACCTTACAACCTTTTTTAGATTTTAGCGACACTAACTTCCCTAACCCGTCCACATTACAATTTAGAGATGTTCTACTTACTAGGAATGGAATTACATCGCCAAACGATCCTAATATTACCCCAAATATAACATCTTCAAATTTATCCTGTAGCTGGAAAGGTAACAATGGAGTGTCGAACACTTTTGTGGGTGGCACTGCTACTGTATCGACAGAAGTATTAACTAATATTTCATTTAATGTACCAACTTTATTAAATGGTACTATTACAACTTCTGACTTACAACATTTTGATTCCCCTGCTAATGGTCAATTAAGGCATTTAGGCAATAATCCTAGAGAGTTTAAAATCAACTTTGATTTTGTTTTAGAAGGTGGGCCTAATGATGATTATAAAATAGAGCTTGTAAAAAATAATGGCGTTGATATAATATCATTCCAACAAACTAGAGTTATAAATAATTTATCTGGAGGAAGGGATGTCGCTTATTTTACAGGGTTGACTAATGTAGTATTAAATAAAAATGAATACATATTTTGGCAAGTAACAAACCTAAGTGATTCATCAAATTGCACCTTGGAGTTAGATAGTTCTTGGAGCGCTGAAGAAAGATAATAATATGAACGTATCAAATATACTAATGAAAAAAGAGATTGAATATTTACAACGAAAAATAAAGGATCAAGATAAAGAAATAGATAACATTAATTCTATTAAAGATTCATTTAAAAACAAAGTCTCCTCTATTAAGGAAGCTTTGAATGATAAGGTTACTTTATTAAATTACTCAGATAAAGTGAAAATCATTAGGGCTATTCTAATTGATAAGTAACCCCTCTTTAATATAGTAAGCTTTAAGCTTATTCATTACAGCTTTAGTAGTACAGTTGCATTTCTGCTTATGATATGCAACTGTACTTATCTGTACTTTATACATTAACTTTTTATCATTAGATGTATAAGCTAATAACCAATCATCAAAATTATCTTTTAATAACTTATCTCTTGTTTCTATTGTTAGTTTCATAAACAAATATACATAAAAAAAGGTGCTACTTTTTACAGTAACACCTTTTAAAACTAAACAACAACTACAAGTCTTTATACCGCTGGAGTTTCATATCCAACTAACAATGCTAACGTAGTAGCATAATCAGTTACAAAGAATCTCTTAGGCTTTAATTTCTCACCACCTGTTAACGTTAATGAATCAGTCGTATCACTAGCATCTTCTGCTCCACTATTCTGAGTACCTTCAGTAGTTTTTAAACCATTGTTAATACCATAAATAAGGAACTCTTGATTTTGAGTTTCTACAATAAGAGTAGTCTTAGCTACTAGTAATTCCTCTATAATTAAATCATCTGCTGGAGTAGTAGATATTAATTTGATTGCTCCTGTATGATTAAAGAACTTGTTACCACCATCTGCACTTACCGCCTCCCAGCCTGCACTGCAAGAGTTATCAGGACTATCAAAAGTAAATGTATTTGTTCCTGTATTAAACGTCAAAGCCTCTACATATCCAGTAAGACCCTCTGTTATAACGGATACATCGCTAGGGGGATACATCCAGTATCTAGTATTTAATCCTCCTAACCTTCTTTTATCTTCACAGGTTAAGTCAATGCCTCCTGTGATTTTACAATTTGCCATATTTACAAATTTAATTTTGTTAAACAAAAGGGAGGGTTTAAGCCTCCCTATTTAATTATATTGATGGAGATTGTGCTATTACAGTGAATCCAGCCGCTCTATATTGGTAACCCATTCTGTACTTAACAGAAGTTTTAACATTATCATGATCATTAGAGTACCAAACTTTCGCATTAGTTTCGTCTCCTGCTTTCTCAATACCTACTACATGATTTGTAGGAGTAGTATAAAGAAGTTTGTGAGTAGACAATAAAGAGAAAGAAGCTAAAGCAGCATCCCATTGAGATAACTTAACAACCTCAACGCCTCTATATCTTACTTGGATGATACCATCAATTTGATATCCTACTTGTAAATCAGATCCTGTAGATACAGACTCATAAGAAGAAACTAAATTATCATATACTGAACGAGTAACATAAAACTTTCTATCTGCCTCTGGAAGTTGATCTAAAGTAATTGGAGCGGACTCATAAGCTAACTTCATTTTCGCTAAAGCTTCACCAGCAATTAAAACAGCATTAAAATCAGCAACTTCATCAACATCATTAGCAATCACACCAGCCTCTAGTCTAGTCCAAAGACCATCTAGCATATTAATATCAGTATCAATACTAGCAGTATTTCCAAAAGAAAGGATATTGAAGGCATCTCTACCAGCAGCTTCAGCTACTAGAGTATTCATTAACTTTTCAGCTGCGGTACCTGTTAAGTCGTTAACGTCATTCCCAGCCTTTAGCCACTCCTCGTAAATAGTGTTAGCAAAATCATCACCACATTGTTCCAAGAATATTTTCAAAGGAGAAACCTCTAAAGTTCTGTTAAGAATTTCTACACCTGTACCAGTAGTAGTACGACCGCAAGACAAGTCGTCTGCTTTAGTGATTTTTGCCATTTGGTTAGTATAACCAAGTTGCATTTTAGATTTGATTCCGTTAAGAACTGTGAACAAATCTGTAATGCCAGGGTGCTTTACTCCTGGAGTGATAAATACATCTAAAGTCTCTTGACCGTTGTATGTATAATTTAAATTTACGCCTATTGCATTCGCCATAATTTCTATATTTTAATTTTTTATTTATCCAATTTTAAAAACCCAGCTAATCCACTAGCTAATCCACTTACTTCTTTTTTTACTTTTGGAGTTTTGACCGCTGCTTTCACTTCTGATCTCCCTCCTACTGTCATTGATGCCATTACTTTATTCTCTTTCATCAAAGCGTTAACAGTTTCATTGATACCATCAATTGACTCTTTCATTTCAGCATTAGCCTTACTTGCTTCATCTAAAGCACTAGCACTTTCAATTTGAGCTGCCTTCATACCTTCAATTTCAGCTTTCAAAGATTCATTTTCACTCTTTAAAGCTTCTACATCCTCTGGCTCTTCCGCTTCCATAACCTCAGAGATTATCCCCTCAACTACAGTCAACTTTCTACCGTCTTCTAAGTCGTATGTACCATCTTCTAATGAAGAGCCATCTGCTAGAGTAATTGATTTACCTACAAACTCCCCATCTTCTGAGTCAACCATAACTATTGTCCCATCTGCTAACGTCATCTCAGCCGCTTGAGGAACATCCTCTCCTTTAATAAGCCTAGAAAGTTTAGCTTGTATGTCTCTTAAGACACCTTCTTTTTTATCCATATCTTTATCATTTAATTTAACACTCGCTACTGCTCTATATTCAATTGAATTAGCATTAATGAATCCTATAGATTTAGAATGATTAATATCAAGTCTAGTCTCTACTTTCATTAAGTCTTTAATCTCATTTACATCTGCTTGCAATTTGCTTGCGTAGAAGTCCGCCAACTTATTTTCTTCTTCTCTAAGGTACACAGCCGCCTCCTCGTAATCTTTAGCCTCCATAGGCTGATTTGATTCCATCCAAGGGTTGTGAATCATTAAAGAAGAGTGTGGGGTTCTTGTTCTCTTTTGTCCTGCTAAAAATGGGACAGTAGTAATAGACGCACAAACGCCTACTATATTAGTATTTACTATTAAGCCTGATTTTTTTAGATCATCAAAATAATCATAAATTGCATAGCCTACATTAACATCACCTCCTCCACTATTAAAGTCAACGTTCAAAACAGTTAACTCCCCTAGTGACATAACCTGTTTTTGTACAGATTCTAAAGTAATGCCTTCACCAAATTTACCGTCAATGTAGATTTTACCTTCCATATCAAGTAAAGAAAAACATTATTCTGTTAAATAGGAAATATGCAGTATATTATTTGGTTCAAATATCCTTGAACCTCTTTCTTATATTGTATAAAGTAACTTTGCCAATAGAAAATTTTGTTAGTGTATTCTGTTTTGCCTCGTATGAATCACAAAAAGCTAACTGCTCTTTATAGTATTCAAATATGATGTGATGATTATATAATGTTTTGGACACAAACCCCTCAGCCTCTAAGAACTCCACCACTTTAGTGAAGTGGCTTAGAGAAACGTCCTCGTATTTCTTTAGCTTATTATGGTAATATATCATATGCTTGATCTAACTTGTTTTACTGAAACGTTTGATTGAGTTCTATTAATATCGGTAACTGCTACCTGTACTGGTACTTGATTAGACAACTGATTAGCGACACTATTTTCTCCAAATATCGCAGAATCAATTGAGGATGTACTTGACGCTGCTAAAGGGATTCCCCCATTCGCAAACTTCTTACCACCTCCTGCTACATTCATAGCACTCAACTGAGGCTTGAACATTGATGTAGCTCTCTTTGATATTATAGCCTCTCCTCCTTCAGCCTCATTTATCTTTCCTCCTACCGAGAACTTAACTCCACCATTAGCGTGACTAGCTCCCTCGAATACACCCCCATCCATTAGCCCACCGTTAGCAAACTTAGTGATACCACCATCCTCAAATATACCTGCAATATTAGCGACTTGAGCAAAACCCAAAGCCCCTGTAAGAGCAGCAGACGCAATGTTAAATGGAGCTGGAACATTAGCTAAAGAGTTTGTTATTGCTTGGTAAGTGTTTACTGTAGCTTGACCTATAGCTGCTGCTTTCGCTGCGACACTACCTTCTTCAGCAAACTGACTTACAGCGGCAAAAGATTGACTAGCTAAATCTACTCTTGCTACAGCTTTATCTTTATCTAACTCTTTGGCTTTATCGACCTCCTCTTCATTTTTATTAGACGCTTCTTTTCTTATTTCCCCCTCAGCTTGAAGTCCTTCCTCTATTATTACATTCCTCTCAGCTTCTTCAAGCTTCTTGTTTTCTAATAACCTAGCTGTCTTAAGTCTCTCTATTTCTATTAACTTATCAGCCTTCTCTTGAGCGTCTTCTACTTCTGCTGCCGCTGCCGTCTTTTTAAGAAGCATCAACTCGAACTCTGCATCTGAGATAGTTTTAATTCTATCTAGCTCTATTTTCTCACTTAGCTTTACGGCTGCATCTCTTTTCTTTATATTGGTCTGAATCTCACTCTCAACTTTTCTTCTAGAGTTAGCACGACTTTCTTCAAGCCTAATTAAGTTAGCCTCTAATTGCGCCTCTTCTAATTTATCCTCTTTATTAGATTTACCTTGAGCATTTTCTCTTTGCTTAATCTCTAATCTTAACTTAGCATTACCTATCTCATTATTGGCAAATTGATCTTCTAACCTTTGAGCTTCTTTTAAGAATGCGATTCTTTGCTCGGCCGTGAACTCATCCTCTTTCTTAGCGGCTAATCTATTTTTAGCAATCTCAACATCTAAGTTTGCGTTTTCTACTAAGACCCTTCTCTCTTCTTTAGCTAAAAGTATTTGCCTGTTTGAGATCTCGGTAGCACGCTTAAAGTTATCCTCTGTCTTTTGAGCTACCTCATCAAAGAATTTCCCTGTGCTGTCTATCAGCTCCTCAGTCTCACCTATAACGTCCTCTACACCAGTTACGTATTGTAATGATGCCTCACCTAATTCTTTAAACCCTTCCTTTACTTCTCCACTAAAGATTTTAACGATAGCCTTACCTGCTAATCCAAAAGCTTTAATCCTGTTTATTACTTGATCTTGTATAATGTTCCCTAATTCTATTAGAGTTTCTTTGGGGCTAGTTATAGCTTCAAATATAGCTTTACCAGCACCCTGTATTACGTCAGACACAACACCGAAAGCTGCACTTAGTTTATTGGTGATTTTTAGCAACTCATTTTGCCCCTCTTCGCTACCTTGAAAGTATTCCGTTAAAGCTCCTATAGCCAAACCTAATGCTGCTATAATCGCTCCTATAGGTGTTGCTATAAAGGCTAAAGCTCCTTTAGTCATAGCTTGGAAACCACTAACAGCTCCCCCCATAGCAGGGTTAACGCTAGATAAAGCCCCCCCGTAATCTCCTACACTTCTAGTAAAAGTGCCTTGCGCTTCTTCTGCCTTTTTTAAAGACTTAGTTTGCTTGACTATCTCCTTTTCAAGCGAGGCGTAATCCTTTTTACCTTGCTTTGTAGCAGTGTTTACGTCACCGATAGCCCTCTTATTTGCTGCAAGTGCTGCCTTTTGAGCATTTAAAGAGTTGTTAGTGGACTTTATTTGTTGTGCTGAAGCCTTTTGAGCCTGTTTTTGCTTATTTAGTTCAACATTATTCTGAGCTATTTGAGCATTATTCCTATTTATCTCATTAGAATTGGCTTTATAATCTTTATTTAACTCTTTATTAACCGCTAATATCTCTTTATTTGCGTTCTTTAAATCATCTACAGCCTTAGTTTGCGCAGTTAACGCCTTCCTTGCTGCTGAATTATCAACTACTACTTCAATTATTATCTGTTCGTCTGCCATTTTATGCTATTAATACCAATTCAACTTTAGTTACACCCCCAGAATTAGGGCGGTAATCACTTATTTTATTTATGTAGAAGTAGTTGTTTAGTGATCCTCCTAAATAAACAGGAGTAAAGAAGTCTAGGTTATTTATATCTCTCTCATTTAGTAAGAAATAAGCTGTTAACCTTCTAGGAGAGTTTAGTATCCTAACGAAATCCTCATAATAAGTTGTTATTAAATTCTTGTGTTGAACAGGGAATATAGTATCCCCAAAAGATAGGTTCTGATTAACGCTATCTATATCATCTATACCTGTAGTTCCAAGATTAAAGTAAGTAAATGGAACGGATGTAACATTCGTAGTACTCAAGAACCCGAATATATTAATGCTAGTAACTAACCCGTTGAATATATCAGACACAGAGATGTCTCTTATACATATAGAGCATCTAGGTAATGGATCTACATCTGGTTCTAGATTATCAACAGCAGTCGAGGAGTACCGAGGAACATACATTAACGTGGCGCTATCTAAGAAAGATCTTACGTTCCCACTAGCAATAAACTCACTATCAAATATTTCTTCTTGGTTACTTATGAAATCATTATCTATATTAAAAGATCCATTACCTAAAAATGGAGGTATGTTTGGAAGTATAATATTCTTTCCAGAGTCTTGATTCTCCTTATAAACAAGTAGATTAACTTTACCGTAATCACTGACTAGCTCTGTGTAGTCTATTTCTAGTTCTTTAGACTTGTCAATCTTGTCAGTCCAATCTATAGCTTTGTTTACATTATTCTTTACATCCTCAAACCTATTTAAGTAAACTGTCTTACTTATATTATCTGCTGTGAATATAATACCAAATTGATTAAATATAGTTTGTATAAATCCTTCTTGACTTATATCAGGCATAGTAGACTTTATGTCTATCTCCATACCTTCAACAATATTATCCTGTGCTGTTATTGAAAACTGAGTGTTCTGAGAGTTATTGATTCCTGTACCTATCTTAACAACATCTACAGTATCACTTGTATTTAATACTGTTGTGTAGTTAAGTAGATTGTCACCAGTAAGACTACTAGCAACAACGACACCGTTAATCCTTATGCTGAATATATCCGTAACTCCCCCTGCTGCATTTACCGCTGCTGCTATAGTCGCTGGGAATATCTCACTAGCAGTGTACACACCTGTAGCACTATTGTAATTTCCGTATAAATTACTTTCACCATTAACTATATCAAACTGTATAGGCACTCCGTTTACGTAAGGATAAGACAAACTAAGGTTAGCCTTAGAAGATAACCCGTTCAAAACCTCATCACCTAATGATATGTTCTTTATACTAAAAGGTAGTATATGACTTAAGAATATAGGATCCATAAATATACTTCCATCTACCTTCCAACCTATGTCACTAAACATAGACCTTATTAAGGTGTGGGAATACATCGCTGGCATCCAATTAAATATGTTAGAGTTAGGTGGTGGGACGTCTACAGATCTACCGTACTCGATCATAGGATAGATGTAACCCTCGGTATTAGTAAAGCTAGCAGCAATGTTAGTAGTATTCCATATATGGTTATATTTCTCTAAGTTAAGATCACTTAAATTCCCTGATCCTATTAAGTCAATCCATTCAGTGTTACCACTAAAGAAACTAACACTAAAACTAGAATCCTCTTCATTATAATCTTCTACCTGAATTACACCATACTCAACATCTAGCCCAGATATTGCTATCCTAGCATCACTAGATTTAGTAGGCTTAAACTCAGATATAAAATTAATCTCATTAGCGTAGCCAAATATCTTATTATTAGTAGCCGTGCTAGGCACTTTGAATTTATTCGAATAGTTTCCCTCACGACCCTCAATACTAGCCATATCATTAACCGCAAGTACTAGACTTACAACCTCGTTAGGGTACAGGTCTAAAGGTTGACCATTTACTATTAACTCTACCATTTATTTATAGGACAATTTTCATCTTCAACTCTTAACTTCATTTGCTTAAAGCACCCACACTCTAAACAAGTTAACTTACCACTACTTTCACACGCTAAACATTCTTTATTCCTAGAACTATACAGCTTTTGATTATGCCTAAATATAAAGAAGCATAAACCCTTAATAATACTACTGGCTTTGGATCTGAATATTTGGATACCTAATGTTAAATCTAATAGTGTGTAACGTTTCATCGTCTCCATCGTTAAATAATAATATACTGTCACTGTCTACAATTACTGTTGTCTTTTTTAACCCATCTATAACTTGCACTTTAGGGCTGTACTTTATAGTGCTAATTGCTAAGACCTCATCCTCGTTTAGGTACTGGCTAAAAACCCCCACCTCACTATAAGCACTAGAGTTTATTACATCCATCTCAGTATCACCATTAATGAAGTTATTATCCCAATCATTAAAGATGTTCCTCTTTATAGTTTCTTTAGATTCTATATTAAGATTATAGTCTTTTTCCGCTGTAAATTTCCAGTAATCCCACCCTCCTAACTCGTTAAGCCAAGTTAAGTATATTCCTTGATTTGAGCACGAACTATCTACGTTAATAGTCTTAGTCTCAGATAAATTACATTGTGTTACCCCCGTAAGATTGTATTCTATTTTACTCGTTAAATCATTAGATACATCAACACTCATTCTATACAGACCATCATCCTTATAATCTACATACCCGTTAGCTACATCAAGCTCATTGCCAAGTGAATCAAACTCAGTCTTCTGGAATCCTATTAGACTTGAATCATAAGTATCATACTTAACGCCTAAGTAGGCTTCTATCTGCCAATTTAAACATTTTTCTATTGGGTTATTCATCGCTATAAATTCAGATATAACACCATCGAACCCTGCGAAGCCTAAGAACCCTCCCATATCTAAAGGAACGCCTATCAAAGATCCAGACCACACTAATTCGTTATTAAATAATACACTAGAATCTGATCCATTAGATACTATCTTTATCACATAATCTTGATCTAAAGTTATAGGTATAAAAATAACATCATTACCATACTGTATTACTATATCCGAAGGGTCTGAAGGGTCTAATGGGTTTAGTAAAAACATACTCAATCCATTAAGCTGGAATATAAGGTAACTCCCTACTGTGTATTCCATCCTAAGTACCAAATATAGAGTATATAGTTCCCCAACTAAGAACGGACTTGTAACCAATCTCTGACTTATGCCGTCGTATATAGCAGACTTATTATTATTAACACCGAAAGACGTTACAGTAGGCTCATTCCCTACAGCCCCTGTTCCCATAACATTACCCGTCCTGTCATCCCAAGATAAAATAGGTGTGCCATTAGCCCCCAAGTCTTCCCCGTTAAACCATACAGCAGCTTGATTCGCTAACTCTGATTCATCTAATAAGTTATTATTTAAAATCATAGATAAAGAAAAATAATCTCCTTTAAATAACGTAGGAGTGTTGAAGTTTGTCATAAACTTACTGTCAGCTCTACCTGATATGTAATCATACATATTACCACCTCTACTGTTCTGAAATTGCAATGAGCTATTTGAAGCCCAGAATGTATATTCGCAAACGCTAGGTAAAATTATTATATTGTTAACTGTAACATCACTTACAACAACGCTATTTCTATAGAAGTGAAACCCAACATATTTGTAATTACTAGAAGGGACAACTAACCCCGATACAGTTAAACTATCTATGCTAGAGTCAGATAGTAATATATTATAATTTAATAAGTCATTAGTTCCATAGACTACAAAATTGGAATACTTATCATTGGATCTAGTTATATCTACACTTACACTATATTCTATGTTAGCGACTAGGTTTAACTCCTGATATATAACTGTTGACTTTCTGAGTGTACCTAAATTACTCTTAGCTAAACCAGCGTCCCAGATAAAAGGCTCACTAGGTATAGCATCATCTACCTGAGTCCAATTTGCTAAGTCCGTTACAAAGTCTCCGTTTATAACTTTATCTTGACCGCAGTCATCAACCTCATCTATTTCATAGTCGGTGTAGAATGTTTCTATGTTTCCTGATACATTTTGATCATACCCCTCTCTCCATTCTACATAAAAACCAGTAAAGAAATTTAGGTCTATCCCTTCAGCTAATGAGTTTTCAGCACTAACGTCTGCTTTAATGACTCCACTAAACGATGCTATTATATTATTATCAGGGTCTGGAACAGATCTTAAAGTACCTACATTTGAGATTGGTTTAGTTAAATTCTCTTTATGCCATAATGGTAAACCGCTATAAACCCTCACTTCAGTAAAGTAGTTATTATAATACTTCTGCATATCCACTGTAACTAACGCAGAGTCATAAGACACAAATAACACGTAAGAAGTATCGCTAATCTTCTCTTTAATTCGCCAGACTCCATTAAACGATTCTATATTACAGTCAGTTAGATTAACGGTCTCATCACCAAGTATATTAGTAATAGGGTTTAATATGTCTAGCTGTAAGAACCCCCTATTATTAATTGGCGTTGCTGCCTCTATAGCATCCACAGTGTTAGTAGGGAATAAATCACTACTGAACTTGTATTGAATAGGAAGGTTTACGGCATTCCACGTACTGGTAATGCTATCTATATCCTTTGATGGTCTACTTGTTACCGTTAATGCCATTATTCCTAATATCTTTTATTATTATTATACTCAACTCTTTAGCTAGACTATCCGTTAATACATTTATAGGATCAGTAACAAGCCCCTTAGTCCCTTTGTACCCATCCCTATTAATCTTTCTCCATATAGGATAGAATGCACTCTGATCAATTCCTCTTATCCTCATCCAATCCCTCAAATCCTTCTCCCAAGATCTAGTAGATCCAGCGTTCTTAGTCTTACCCCTACCGAACTCTAGCGACTCTAAAACACTAGAACCGTACATAGTACCAGTAACCCTATCTGATTCAACTTTAGATGTAATCCTTATAGATTTAGAAGTCTTGCCGCTCGCATTTCTTCCACTAGAAGCTAAGTTGCTTTGTATTGACTTCTTAGCTAACTCTAAAGCTTTAGTTATTGCGACAGATATATCTTTGTTATCCACGATAATTAGGAGGTTTAGGAGGATCAACTCCCTCCCTAATAACTCTTTGGGGTGGTGGCGTTGGCTTCTTTAATTTATTCTTATTTTTTGTGCCCATAATATTTATTATTACTACTCTTATTATACCACTTTATTCCATCACAAGATTTCTCTAATGACTCTAGATGTTTATATAATATCAACTTTGTTAAACTCCCCATATCTAAATAATTCCTTTTAAATCGACTTTATTATTTTGGATATTATTCATATAATAAAACTACCCCATTAAGAAAGCTCCTTATACAAAACATTGAGTCTATCAAAGTCAACCTTATTCCCCTCATAGGTTCTGTCATTTGATAACGCAATCCTATTTATAATTTCTTTTACCTCAGTTATCTTATCCTCCATATCTTAACAATCTACACAGTAATCAATATTATCGGGGCTTACTATACTCATAGATATACCAACCCCTACTAATCCGTTTGCTGTTTGGTTAATATTAGTAGTGCTATCTGCTGCACTAACTGTAAGCGTCCCCCTACTAGGCTTAACGTCTTGCATAGCCGTTATAAACGTAGCTCCTAACTCATCTAATGTATAATGGTTGTTGTTCTTATCCTTCAATGAATCATCTATATCAGACTTAACCCAAATCATATACCCAGCAGATATAGTGCTTATAGTCATACTAGACATAGGAACTTTAACGGTACTCTTAATAGTTTGTACGTCGTCTCTAATCCACCAAATCAAAGGAAGTGGTGGTTGTTTATTTATAAGATAAAGATTCATCTCTGAGGTTGTGCCAGTCTCATAAGAGAATTGAGCGTCAAACCTAGAGTTAAAGCTCTTAGCTATCTCTCTGTTAATATAATCTAATTCTTTTAGTAACATACTTTATATCTAAAGGCGTTCGTCTACGTACACGATTGGGTCTAATTATTTTTACCTATGCACAGGTTTAGACTTACTGTATGACCTCTATTTCTTTTGTTTACTCCTTACTATCTCTTCGTAATCCTTAGTACACTTACTAACCCAACTCCTTAACTGCAACTCATTATAAACTTCATAAACAGATAAACCTAATATTTCTTTTTCTTTAATCAAATCTCCCCCACTTAATTGAGATGATATGGTTTTAAACCCAAATATTTCTGGAATCCTATCGAACCCAGCCATCTTTTGATCGTTAGTGTAATTAGAATTTTTAGATCTTAGTACGTTCCATTTCTCAATTCGTTCAATCTCTTCAAAAAAAAACCAGCTGCCTGATATACTTTAGTGCAAGGCTGTTCATTAAACACCTTGGCTAACTCCATCGCTTTAGTGTAATCATAATCACCGTCTGTAATAGTCTGATAGTAACTAGCGCAGATCAAAGGGTAAATACTATACACGTCATCATTGTTATCTTGAGCTTCCTTCTGAAGGTCTTTATATAATCCTATACTAAGAACCCCTATATCTTCAGGGAAATTAAACACACCCTTATCACCCATTATGAAATTAACACTACTACTGCTAGTCTCATCCCAATTAGTTGACCAGGATAGTTTATTCTCTACCCACACATAGAAGTCTGCCAATTCAGGATACTTGTTAAACATCTCGTAAGGTATGTTAGTGAGTATTGATATCCTCTTTAATACATCCTCCTCTTTACTTATAAGATGGAACTGATTAAACGTTACATCCTCCCAAGATTCAGGCACTTCAACATCTAAGTCTTGCTGTTCTGTTATTTTTACATTAAGGGATATCATTAGAAATACCCTAAAGTAAACTTATACCCACTACAAACTAATCCTATTAACGCACCTATAGTCCAGCATAAGAATAAGGACAACCCTAATAGAGTAATCCCATACAATCCTTTCTTTAACAATTCTTTAATTTTATTTACCATCTTGTTGTTGTTTTGCTTATTTTAATAGTTAAAGATACAAAATATTTTGAACTATACTACCACCTTGTTGTAGATTTCCCTATTTCAAAAAACTCCAATTCCATAAAAGCATCCATTACATCTGGTGATTCCCCGTTAAGGTATGTTTTCTGATCTGATTTATCGTTTATCCGTAGCTTACCATCGTGATCTGCCTTAGCCTTTTTAATCGCCTTCCTCTCAAACAACAACCTTTCTCTTAAGGTGTGCTTATCATCATACTTCTTATTAGCAGCACTTGGATGTATATAGTAATCTCCATTTAAAACAGAATCTCCTGACCTATAGTAGCACTGTGTTTTGAGATTAGGATAATTCTGATCCTTACCCTTTACCTTTAAAGCCTTACTCCCGTTCTTAAACTCTTTAGCGTTAGGAATAAACCCATCAATAAATCCACCTACACCATCATTATCAAACACTATATTACTATTTGATGCCTTATGTTTTTTAGCTAAATCTTTTATTGCATCCACAACCTGCTTGCCATTAGACTTATTCATTACTATGAAGTCTATTAGTATTTTACCGTCCCAAACAAAAACTATAAACTTATCACTTCCTTTGAGCGCTATATCAGCAGTGATTCGCTTAACCCCTCCTTTAACGTGTTCATTAGTGAACATATCCTTAAATGAATCATAATCATAAATATCAATATCGTTGGCTGATACTTTCCAATTACCCTTAAGCAATTGCTTTTTTACTTCTTCTGGTTGCGCGTTTAGATTACCTAAGTATGCGGGGTTAACTTTTAATAATTCTTGGTTGTCATATATGCTCCCCCCTATAAATTCAATCGACTTTATAAACTCTTTAGGGTCTATGTTTGATTTTTCCACAAGAGGCTTGAGCACGTGCATCCCTTTATTAATTACCTCCTCTTTAGTGCTACCCCAAATATAATTATCGTTATCAACCATAAAATAACGCTTAACCCCCTGTCTCTCTGGTATAGGATACCCGTCCTCGCCTATCCACCAATCTATTAAGTCAGCTACCCAACTATCAGGATCAGGATTACAAGTAGCTCTTATATAAGGCTTAACTCCAGAAGTAGATCTATTACGAGTTAGCATATAAAAAAACATCTTCTTAGTAAAATGTGTTAACTCATCAAATACAATTAATGGTATTTCTGATCCCTGCCAATCGTATATATTTTTTTCGTGTTCTAGGTGAGAAAATTTAATCTTAGCACCACTATTAAACTTCCATTCGAGTATTGAGCTCTTTGGCTCTGCACCATCTATCAAAGTATACAACTTCTGTGAAGCATCCCAAAGACCTCCCTCGGCCCTAATCATTGGAGATGTTCTTCTAAAAAATACAGCCCCAAAATCCTTTTTATCTATATGTCTTATCGGCTCTAGTAATAAACAAAAAGTCTTACCCACTCCAGCAGCCCCTCCGCCTATAACTATGTCGGCACTTGATCCTAAAGCATTTAATTGATACCCTTCTTGAGGTTCAACAACTTTATTCTCTATCATTTTTAGGGATCTTAAACTCAGTAACTATACTCAAAGGCTTCTTATCATCACCTATTAGCTCAGTCCTAGCAAGCTTAGGTCTAAAAAACTCTATGATCGCATTGAACTTATCCATAGCCTTAAGTTTAATGTCTTCGTTCTCTGATCCCATTAGAGATCTTAAATTTGCTTTGTATAGCTCGATACCCTCACCAGTTACCCACTCACCAATTTCGTTCCAAGCTGCTGTTTTCTTATTTACAGACCCCTCAACTCTACCTTTAGGATTACCACTTTTACCTTTTACGAATGCCATTGTTGATTATTGTTGTTTGCAATAAATATACTTAATTATTATTTAACCTATATTACGGAACAAGAAACAGTAGTCTCAGTCTCTCTACAACGGTGAAGATCTACATATACTAAATGCTGTCCAATCCCTTTAAACTCTTTCCCATCATTATACTTGTTGCAAAGTATATCAATAAACTGAGCCTCACCAGAAGCATTAATTTTATTAAGCTCCTTCCTCATTATCATTCTTATTATGTATCTTATCATAACCCTTAACTACTTAATTCCTCTAATTTCTTTACTTCTTCATCTGTAAATAATACATTCTCAGGATCTATATTACATCTATCAATAAAATCAATCCCTTCATAGTATATTACGTGTGCTATATACTTCCTCAATAATTCTTCCATAATTATATTTTTAAGCTAAATTTATTATATCATCTACTGTTAACTCTATTAACCTTTGTTCTATCTCTGTGTTAGTAGAACCTAAATTTGGGTGTATTAAAGTAGGAGGATAATCCTTTTCATATAGCCCTATTACTATTTCTTTATCACCTCTCAGTAATCTAATATCAATCATACCTCCAACACAAGATGAGAAGTAACCATTATTAGTATACTTCTTGTATTCGCTCCCTATCTTTCTAAATGGCTCAAATCCCTTACTTATTAAGTCTTCTATTAATTTCATAATTATCTATCTATTCTATTATTTCGATTGTCGCCTCAAATACATAATCTTCTGTTTGTTCATCATACCCAAACACCTTACACTTTTGATCAATATCATTAGTAGCCATAGCTCTGTAGCTTATACCGTTACCATAATCTAATGTTTCTATTTTGATTGGGGAATCAACAGTAACTAGATAACCATTAAATAATTGATTAACTCTCTCCCCTCCTTTTAAGTCCTTAATATGAATTTTCATAATCTATTTATATATATAAAGGATTTTTACACTTACACTCAGGATTAGACTTAAATTCAACTTGTTTTAAACCCAAGTCTTCCATTCTAATTTTAATCGCAGCAATTGGGTCAGGTGCCTCTATTGGATAGTGCTTTTTTTCATAGTCCTCAATTAATAAGGATAAAAGCTCTCCTTCGTCGTATTCAGGAGTTCCAACTTTAGCAAAAAATATTTCATCGATTCTGTTAAGAGCCAAGTCATATTCCTGTTCCGTTGTGATTATAGTATTCATTTTTTCTCTCTTTGCGTTGTTTGTTTGTTTGTTTGTTTTAGGTTGATGGTTTAGTTCATAGGCTTTATGTGTTCGATAGCATCACTAATCAAATCGAAGCATTCGTCACAACTTAAAGCCGTTCCAACTTCCTCCTTTAATTTACCTGCGTGTAATTGTATTATCTTTTCTACGCTCATAATTTTACTAATTATAATGTACTATCTAAATATTCTATAACACAATCACCAGAACAAACAGCTTTTACATTAGAAGACCCTATTATTTCTAGATACCCATCACTACAATCATTTACAGGTATCATACTAACTAAATTACTTTCTAAGTTACAAAGGTAGTAAGGATCATTATCTCTTACAGATCTGTTTAATATCTTATATTGATAATTGTCACCATAGTGTATTACTATAGAATCTAATGCTATTACAGAATTAACAGTTATCTTAATGTGATTAGTCTTATGAGCTACAAAAACTGGAGCTGTTACATCATAAGGTTTAACCTCTTCTTTTTTACAGCTCAACACACCTAGTGCGAATAAACCTATTATTATTACATTTCTCATAACTTTATTATTTATTTAATTTCCAACAATAATTCATTGTACCATACATACCCATCCTCTGGGTTTTTGTTTTTACTAGCTTACCTCTATTTGTAAGGTTTGTAATACCTCTCCTTATACTTGTCATAGGATAAACTTTATCTAAAGCAAAATATACATCCGCAGGAGATAGGTAAATATCTAGAGCTATCTGAAATACTGCTAATACTTTTAACTCCTGCTTCTTAACCTTCTTTAACCTTTCAATAAGTAAGTCTTTAGGTAAGTGTATAGTGTTATAAAATGACATAATTTCTTGTTTTGTAATAAGGGGCAGCTTCTCAATTCTACCCCTTCATACTTCTCTGTGACGACCAAGTGGAGTGAGTGCCCCACTTGGAATGAAATAGCCTAACTATGGTGGGTTAGAATTACTACTTCGACTTTTATCTTTAATGTTTTAAAATGGGGTGTCTTGGGGTAATATTATTGGGTTCTCATCCTCAATTAACTTATTACTCAATTGCGTTTTACTGTACCACTCTTCTTTATGTGAATAAGTGTTGTACATCCTCCATCTATTAGGGTATTGTATTTTAATTAATCTAAACCCGTAATTTCTTTTATTCCTATTAAATGGCATCTTATACAATTCTCCCTCTTTATTGAATCGGTAATCTTCTAATCCTTTTATACCTATTATCCACTTTGTAATCATACCACAATGTACCACCTTTATATTTAACAAACAACGTTTTGGTATCTTTTGTTACGTCTAGCGATGTGTTAGCAAACATTACTTCTTTACAAGTTTTGTACACCACCCCTTCTCTTTTTCGTTGTAGTAAGTTTCTACTATACCTACATCAATTTCACTTCTACATTCACACTTTTTATCTGACATTAAGCAATTACCACAAATCAACGGTTTGCTAACACCAAATAAAGATAATATTCTTTCTTCGAGTTTTTTAGCATCACCTTTACTTGTGGTGAAATCGTAAGCTATTTGTTTTATCTCTTCTCTATCCATACTATCTCTATTTTAGTCATTAGCAATCATACAGTAATGTAAAATCGTAATCACAATAGTCATCATCAAACTTTTCAGAGTTCAATTTGTATATTTGCTCAACCTTAGATGATACACTCATTCTCCCCTGTTTTCTGTACATCTTTATATCTTTTGCAGATGTACCATTGCTAACACTGTTTAAAAACAAAAGCTCTTCTTTTGCCCTGTCTATATCTATATCACCATCTATTAAGTCTAGTAATATATCTTCCATATCTCTTTTCATATCGCTTCAATTTTTACACTTAACATTGTAGGGCATTAAGAGATTTCTGTTATCTCACTTTCCCAATCACAAGCATCTCGCTCCCTTATATTGTTACATAACCAATCCGATGCCTCTGGATAAATTAAGTCGCCTCCTTGTATTGTGTAGCCATCTTCAGCAGCTTCTACAATTTGTTTGTATACGTTTTCAGGCATCTCTACATCACCAAACCCTACTTCATACGTCACTTTTACTCCTAAGTCTTTTACTATCATAATTTAACGCCCTACAACAACGGCTATAAAACCATATCAGTAAGGACTTTTTTAATTTGAAATTTATTTTATTTAATACAGTTTATAGCCTAAGCGTTAGCTCAATAAACTATTTATCTCTCGTATACACAAAATCTCTAAATTGGATAGTATACCTAATTTACATTGTAAATCAAACTCACTTAAACTTTCATTAATTAACTTTAATTTTAACTTAGAAAATGTTATTTGTATTTCTTTAATCTCTTCCATACACAATGATAGTGAATTAATTTAATAAACAAAAGTATTTACTTAAAAAACATTACAGATATAACTTATTTCTAATTATCTCTTTATCTATATTGATCTTGTTGGCTATATACTCTTCAGATGTAGGTATGTAAATACCATATAAACCAGCTTTAGTTCTAACAAAATCTATAAAATCAGTCATTAGTTCAGTGTCTAAGTTTGCGCAGCTTATTAAGAATATAGAACCATTCTTTTCGTACCTCATCCAAGGGCATATCCTTTTAAGTTCAGTCTTCTGTTCCTCTCTAGTGTAACCTGACTCAATAGCGTATAAGTCTATGCACACGTGTAAGTATTTAAGTTGTGGCACTGTTTTACTTTTTCTCTTTTCAGTAAGCTCAATAACCTTATCATTCTTTATTAGCTGATCTAATTTATATGATGCTTTGTTTTTATCTATTTGATTACTTAAATCATATATCATAACTCTCTATTTTATATTCTATAAACTCATCTCCTTTTTTAACGTCCACCTTTTCAATTATAGCTTTATAAACCCATCGATCGTTGAAGGTGTGCTTCAATTGTAGTATGTCTTGAAACGGCTTAATAGGGTTGTCCCAATCTGCATTCTTAGAACTTAAGCCCCAAGTTACTGTAAGCATTAATTTACCTTTAGGAATATCTACCTTACTAAGCTTACTCATTAATAGTATTATGTAAGCTTTGTATTTATCGGTCTTAAATCTTCTACCCTTCCAACACTCATTAACTGATAGAGGTTTTATATGTACTATCATTAGTATAATTTATCTTTTAATTGATGACATCGACGGCATAGTAGCGTTATATTCTTCACATTATAACATTGCTGAGATTGACCTGTTTCCTTGGCTTTCTTTACGCTAATGTCGTGACTGCAATCTATACGAGTATTAGACGAATTAACTCCACACTCCTCACAGAATACATAACCGTGTTCATCTATAAACCCGTTAATTTTTTCTTCCTTAGCCTTCCTAACTTTAGACTCTATTTGAGAGGTAGTAAACCTTTCTCCATTATCTGTACTATATGTATTCATAATTACTTATTTAAAGATACCACAACAAACCACTCTCAACAACCTAAAACCTTTGTTTGGTATCTTTTGTTACGTCTAGCGATGTGTTAGCTACAACACTACTTTAGTGCTTTTAAGTATCTCTTCACACAATTGCTGTGGTATTTTAGATCGGTTGTAACTTCCTTTTTTACCCTGTGTTCCTGTCTTTGCTCCACGCCTTGCACTTTCGTGGTGGCAATGCCTGTCTATTATCTCTCCAGTTTCTTTATTGTACTTAAAGTTTTTACACATTGGTCTTGGATTCCAAGTTTTAGAGTTAGTCCAAATATCAGTTGGCTTTGCTCTATCATCTCCATATTTACAATACCATACTGTATGTCTTTTAAACTCTTGCATCCATTCCATATGCCTTAACATCCCTCTTGGGTTCTCAATAAAAAAAACTAAGTTAGGGTTAATCAATAACCACTCTTTAATTAATCCAATCCAATGTTGGTTTACCGTATCGCATTTAATAGCGTATTCGCTTTTAGGTTCTTTCGTGTTGGTTCGGTGTGTACTACAAGCTGCTATGCTATAAGTAGTGCAATCTGGAGAAGCCCAAATTACATCAGGCGCAAATGGAACATCTTCTTTTTTTAGTTCTCCAATATCAATAGTTAAATCTATTTTATCGTATTCAGTCCAATCTACGCTAAATACTTCAAATCCTTGTTTCTCAGCTTCATTTCCTACACTTCTTGATCCTGCGAATAATTCTAATAATTTCATAATTTCGTTTTAATAATACCGTGCAGTAGCTAACACGATATAAAATTCATTGTTTCGTTGCACTACACAACGCATCTTATACTAACCGTTGTATATAAGTGGCTGAGTAAGGCTTGCTTTTAAGCGAATTTAAGATTTTCTCCACCTTAATCTACATTATTGTATTGCCACCAACATACAACATTACCTATAAGTAATGCCTATATAATCTCTTCTGATCCAAAATTAATCAACATAATTTCTGCTATTTATATGGTTACGTAGTTTACAGGCACTACTTATAGCCTTGTCATTATCTGCAATTGCTAATGTGTTCTATTAAATCTTCTTTAGCTTCCGTCAGGCTGTCACATTCACCCCATTCGCTCCACTCGTATTCTTCACCACATTTACAGTCAGCAATCCCTTCATAATATTCTTCGCCTTCCTCATTACATCGGTTACTGTAGTCAATTTCTTCATCAGGTATATTCAATCCACAAGAGCAGATAACACAACCTAAATTTAATTCTTCATTCGTTTCACTCATTTCTAACTAATTTTAGCTTTATACATTGGCAGTAATACTATTTCACAGACTCAAAGTTATCCTCAAAGTATGCTTTTGCTACTAGCCATTGGTCGTGATGATTCTTAGGGTTTCTAGCTATCATGTCACCAATCTTTGGACTACCTGCTATTCTGTCCTCTTGCGATACCGAAACAACATTATAACTATTCCCTATCTCAAATGTAATCCTACCATTATCTAAGGTATCTAAATCTTTTTGTGTTACATTTCTTAGTTCAGCTTTTTGAACTCTATCGTACTCTTTAAATTCACTCATATTTATTTTATCTTTAAAGTTTCAATTAATACTTTTATTCTAGCTTTTGATACATGCCAAAGAACGCTTCTATAACAATATACACTACTCCCAGCCTTTTCTAGCTTATCCCATCCTACTCGATTATAATAACTCTTAATTAAGTTTTTACCTTGTCTAAGATGACGTAATTCGTCATTCAAACTCCCTTTAGTTCTACTCATAACATTCAATGTTTAATCAACCGTACTACTGCCAACAATGTATATAAAAAAAGTGGGGCTGTTGTGCCTACACTTAAGGTAGTTAATAGTTTAAGTTTGCAACCTTGCCCTAAAACCGTTAGCCAATTTCCCCACCATTTAATATACTTGTCATTATATGGCAATGAAATATTTTTCCCATTCACCAAAACCGTGTTCCTCTAATTCATCGTCATAA